GCATGCGCGCCCATCCGATCTTGCCGTCGTCATATTGGCTCGACGCCTTGTCGCCGCCGAACTTTTGATGACCGGCGCGCACTTTGTAGACGATCTCATGCACGCTGAAACCGAACTGCAGCATCGAGAGCGCTTCGGCGACGAAGTCCTCCCACGAGTGATCCATGTCGCCGCGCAGCGAGTCGACGAACTCGGCGACCTCGAGCGCTTCCGGCGTGTCGTCCTTCGGCTCCGTCCGCCATTCGACCTTGCGCATCACCGACAAGATGCAGAACAGGACGGCGCCGACGATCGCCGAATTGTCGCCCATTTCGCGATAGACGCGCGCCGCTTGGCGGCCGACGAGCTGCGGCAAGAACTCTTCACGAACCCAGCCGCTAAACGCCCTGAGGCCGGTCGAACCAATGTCCTGAAAGCGCATGCCGCTGGCGAACTCGGGCGCAGCGCCCATCGAGCCGCCGCCGAGCATGACGTCTTTTGCAGGCCTCTTCGCCACGTTCTCAGCCCTCAGTATACGGGAACAGCGGATTTGACGTCATGATCACGATCGGCGCGACGCTGGTGATCGGCGACGGCGCCGGGGCGATCGTCAGCAGCCGGGAGAAGCCGTTGGCGCTGGCGTCGACCTGATCGGCGAACTTGCCGCCAGGGAAATTGCAAAGCTCGTCGATATAGGCCTCGTTCCAGTCGCCTTCGACGAGGTAGACGTTGCCGGCCTCGCACTGCGCCGAGAACGGTTCGGCGCGCGTCTCCTTATCGCCCGTCTCGCGCATCTTGTGCGCGTTGAAGCCGGCGAACTCGGTGGCGATCAGGCCTTTCGCTTGATCCTTGCCAGCTTGGCCCGGGTCCTGCGCGACCTGCACGTAGACGCGCTCGCCGTCAAGCTCGGCCGTGACCTTGAGCAGCTTGCGCATTTCGACGCCTTCGACGCGCTCGCGCTTGACGTCGGCGACAATGAAGCGGCGGTCGGGCGTGACGCCGATCTTGACGCCGGCAGTGAACGGCGACGTCTTTTGCTTGCTGCCGGCCAGGTCCCAATGGCGCACGTATTTGGTGAACGCCGGCACGGCGTCCTTGCGAATGATCTTGCCGGCGAACCATGCGCGCTTGAACATGTTGCCTTCGCGCGCGCTCGGCCGCTGCTGATACTGACCGGCGTAGGCGTAGGAACCCATATTCGTCTTGAAGCCGTCGACGACGTGCGCCGGGAAGCGCTTGGCGTCGGCGAGCTCGCCGTCGTGCTGGCGCGGATCGCGGAAACCGATCGACGTCGTGCACCGCCGATCGGTCTCAAACTCCATCGGCAGCATCAGGTGGACGAACGGCATCCCAAGATCGAGGATGACGCCGGAAATGTCCTTGGCGTGCAAGCGTTGCATGATGACGACGATCGCCGAGCGCTGCTCGTCATTGATGCGGTTCAGCGCGCCCTCGCGAAACTTGCGCGTCGCGTTGTCGCGCTCGGCCTCCGACTCGGCCGTCTCGGTCGAATGGGGATCGTCGAGGATAAAGCGATCGCCGCGCTGATTGGTCAGCGACGTGAACGCCGCGCCCTCTCGCGTGCCTGTCTGATCGTTGGCGAACGACGTCTCCGCCGTCCTGACCAGCCGCACGCTCGGCCACAAGGTTCGATACCATTCCGACAACATCAGGTCGCGCGTCTTGCGACAGTCGCGCGTGATCGGCTTGTCGTTAAACGACGTCGCCAGGTGGCGCATCGTCGGCTTGCCGCCGGGCCCCCACTCCCACGCGTTCCACATGACCGACGTCAGCAGCGACTTCATGCTGCCCGGCCACACGTTCATCAGCAGCCGATTGATCTGCTCGCGCGTCACCGCTTCAAGATGCTCGCAGATCGCATCGATATGCCAGTTCGGCGAGAAGACGGCGGCGGGCTCGAGGACGTGCCACGCCTCTCTGACGAAGCCGCGCAGCGTTCGGCAGCGATCGCGGATCTCGTCGGCGTGTTCGTCGAGCCGCTGGCGCTCGCGTTCAGAAGCTCGCCGGCGGCGCTCCGCCCTCACTTCCTCCAGCGTCGGACCGATCGACGACGGTGGCGATGCTGAGTAATCGCTCATATTGCTCAAGCTGCTCGTCCGTCAGTTTGGAGAGGTCGAACATGCCGACGGCGCCGGAATGGACCATCTGCGAGCGCTCGTTCTTGCCCATGTAGACCTTGTGATAGAAAATGTTGGCGGCGATATTGGCGTTCTTCCATCCGTCCGCGCCGCCGCCGCCCAAACCCTGCATGACGAGCGTGTTCGCCATCTGCGCGTCGACGCGCGCCTTGGCGTTGTCGAGCTCGTCGCGATAGTACTTGCGCAACGTCCCCTCGTCGATCCCGGCGACGCGCGCGATCTGCACTTGCGTATAGCCGGCGACGCGCAGGAACTGCACAAAGCGCCGCGTCGTGTCATTGACCTCATGCGCCTTGCTTGCGCCCTGCGCGAACTCCGGCATCTTCGGCGGCGCGCGATTGACCTTGCCAGCCTTGCCCGCCATCAGCGCAGCCCCGCGTATTTATGCGCCTGCAGCGACACGCGCCAGCCATACTTGGTCGCCGCGGCGACGCACAGCGCAGTCGCTTTCGGCGACTGCGACAACGGTTGCAGCCAGATCGGCTTGGCGCCCGGCGGATGCTCGTCGAGCAGCATCTGCAACAGGTCGACGTCGCTCTCCTTGCCGATCGGCATCTTGATTTCGTTGGCGCGATCGAACGCGTCGGCGCGCAGCTCCTTGCCGCCCGGCATCTTGAACTTCGGCGACAAGGTGACGAACGCCGCGGCGTCGACCCGCACCTTCTCCGTCCCGCTCGTCTCGATCTGCGGCCAACGGCCGTTGGCGACGAGGCGCTTGGTTAGCGCCGTCAAGTCGTGCGCGCAAGGCTCGCCGCCGGTGATGACGACGTGCTCGGCGGCGAACTTGTGTTCGACGAGGAAGGCGATTTCGCTTGCCGTCATCAGCGCGAATGTCGGCTCGTTCTCCGTCTTGGCGAACATCGCATCGGCGCTGATCTGATTCTCGCCCTGCACGCGCCAGGTGTGCTTGGTGTCGCACCATGGGCACCCGACGTCGCAACCCTGCAGGCGAACGAAGACGGACGGCGTGCCGGTGAACAGGCCTTCGCCTTGCAACGTCTCGAACACTTCGTTGACGGCGTAGCGCTCGCTCGTCATAGCGCCGCCTCCGCGCTGCACTTGCGCGTCTCCTCGACGACGACCTTCGTCAGCGTCACGCCGCTTTCGCGCAGCGCCAGCGGCCCGACGACCTGCAGGAGAAACAGCGCCATGTTCTCGGCGGTCGGATTGAACGGCGCCATGACGATGCCGGCCGGGTCGGCGGCCTCGATCGCTTTCGCCAGCGGGTCGCGGTCCCAGACGATGAACCGATGATCCCAATGCTGCTCGAGATATTCGCACAGCGTCGTCTTGATCACGCCGAAGTCGACGACGCGGCCGACGCTGTCGAGCGTGTCGGCTTCGCAGAAGAACGTCACGCGATAGTTGTGGCCGTGCAAGTGTTCGCACTTGCCGCCTTGGCCGACGACGCGATGGCCGCAGCTTATGTCGTGGTAGCGAGCGGCGCGGACTATCGGCATGCGAACCCTTGGCCTCCGATCATCGCGAAGAACTCGGCGCGCGCAGCGCTCGAATCGCGCAACGCCCCGCGCGTCACCGACGTCGTCATCAGCGACTCGCGATCTCGCACGCCGCGCCAAGTCATGCAAGTGTGCCTGGCGCGCACGACGACGGCGAGGCCGCGCGGCCTGATCGCCTCCTCGATCTCGTCGGCGAGCTGCACCGTCGCTTCCTCCTGCATCTGCGGCCGCGCCATGATCCATGACGCGAGCCGCGAGAATTTCGACAGGCCGACGACGCGATCGGTCGGGATGACGCCGCACCACGCCTCGCCTTCGATCGGGCACAAATGATGCGCGCAGCACGACCGAACGGCGATCGGCCCGACGGCGTAGAGCTGATCAATGTCGCGCACGTTTTCGAAGCACGTCACCTTCGGCCGCGGTTCGAAGCGCCCGGCGCACATTTCGCGGACGAACATGCGGGCGACGCGCTCCGGCGTCTCGGCCGCGTTGTGGTCGTCGGCGATGTTGATCGCCAGCGCTTGAAGGATGCCGTGAACATGCCCGGCGATGACGTTTTCCATCGCCGCCAGATCGCCGTCCTCGAGGAATTCGGCGACGTTAAGGTTGCCGCGAGCCGAGCGCCCGGCGCCATCGATTCGGCGGCGCAGCGCGGCGAGGATCTCCGCTTTCGCTGGGTCTATCCCGTACTCGGTTGATTTCTCTGGCATACTTTGCGGTTTACCTCGTTGTAAGGCGCGCTTACAATCATGAGGCGTCGGCGAAGCGCCGGCGATTGGAGGACCTCATGATCAAGACCAGCGAAATCACGACCGCAACCTTCGCGACGAAGGGGAGCGCGAAGCGCGGGATCGACCGCTTCTTCAAGCGCTCGCCGA